TCGAACCGAGCACGGCCAACAGCACCAGCACGTGAAGGGGCCGTAGGGCGTTTTGATTGGGCGGCAACGGATGCTCCACTTCTCCTGACACAGATCACAATGCTTCGATGGCTCCCCGGAGCCGAACGCCCGAGGGGCCAAAATCTCCGCCTGTTCGCGCGTGACAACGGTCATGGCTCATGCCTCCAGGAAGCGGACGAAGACTTCAGTCGGACCATTCCAGGCGAAACGGGCTTCGGGAGATGTGAACGGGGTTCCAGACCCGGTGCAGGCGTTGACAGACACGAGCGCGTCGCGAGCGTTGTCGCGGTCGGCGGCGGAAGCCAGAACGAGGCGGCAAGCGCCGTTGGGCATCTTGCGGATGCGGGCGCCTTTGACGCCGGACAGGGCGAGTTCGGCACGGAGAGAAGACGTTTTCGCGTCGGTGACTGGGTAAAGGTAGGTCATGTCTTTGTGCCCTTGTTGATGAAGAGACCTTACAGTGTCCGCATATTGTCGTCAATGACAAAATGCGGACAGATGCGATTTATTTTCCGGCCTGGGCACGCGCTCGTACAAACCTCGAGGTCATCAGCAAACGTCCGTTTGAACACGCGGCCAGCGCGCGTTTTGCCGCGTAAATCGCCCGATCTGACCAGAAATCCGGGCGCTCAGACCAGAATCCATCCAAAAACCACGATTAACACCGCCAACTTACCTTAACCCATCGTCAGGGTGTCTCGGCGTGTAAGCCGTTGATATCGCGGTATCTGGTATTGACACGCGACGCAGCCAGTGTGGTAGCCGGATACCACATCAGAAAACTGGCGGGAAACCGTGCGGAAACCACGCCCCAACGCCGCAATGATGGACTCATCAAAAGCCAGACTGGAAGTTTCCTATCTGTCACTGGCTGAACTCGTCCCCGCCGAACGTAACGCACGCACCCATTCCCCCGAACAAATCCAGCAGATTGCCGCGAGCATCCGCGCGTTTGGTTGGACGAGCCCGATCCTGATCGACGAGGGACGTGCCATCATCGCCGGCCACGGCAGGCTGGAGGCGGCGCGGGCGGCGGGACTGGCCGAGGTGCCCACCATCACGCTGGCCGGCCTCAGCGCCGCTCAGAAGCGCGCCCTGGCCATCGCCGAAAACAAGCTGGCGCTCAACGCTGGTTGGGACGACGAACTGTTGCGGCTGGAACTGGGCGAACTGGGGCTTGAGGGCTTCGACCTCGGCCTGATCGGGTTCTCGGATCTGGAACTGAAGGACATCTTTGACGGGGTGGCCGAGCCTCTGCCGCCGGATGGATTCGATAGTTACGACGAAGATATCGAGACCGAACACGAATGCCCGAAGTGCGGTTATGTCTTCAGCGGTGGCAAGCAAGTGGCGAAGGCGGAATGACCAAGCCGCCCTACCGTGTCCCCTCGATGGACGAAATCCAGGCTATTCCGTGGAACGGCCTCAAGATCGCCTCGACATTCGCGGGCGGCGGCGGATCATCAACCGGCTACCGCATGGCGGGTTGCAAGGTCGTCTACGCCAACGAACTGACCGCCGAGGCCCGAAATACCTACGCCGCCAACATGGCGCCTGGGACGGTCCTGGATGGCCGCGATATTCGCGCCGTGCAGCCGGAAGACATCCTGACCGCGACCGGGCTTGGTGTCGGCGAACTGGACATCTTCGACGGCTCGCCGCCTTGCGTGTCGTTTTCGACAGCCGGCAAGCGAGAAGCCGGATGGGGCCGCGTCACGACCTCGCATGACGCCACGCAGCGTCAGGACGATCTGTTCCACGAGTTCGCGCGATTGCTGAAGGGATTGCAGCCTCGGGCCTTTGTCGCCGAGAACGTGTCGGGTCTGATCAAGGGGACGGCCAAGGGCTACTTCCTCGAAATCCTCCGCGCGCTGCGTGCCTGCGGCTATCGGGTCGAAGCGAAACTGCTCGATGCGCAATGGCTCGGCGTGCCGCAGTCCAGGCAACGGCTGATCTTTATTGGGACGCGGCTTGACCTCGATGCCAGACCGGCCTTTCCGGCGCCTCTGCGCTATCGCTACAGCGTCCGCGACGCGCTGCCGTGGATCAGTGGCCTGGAAAGCGGCCACGGCTTCCACGGCCATGCCATGGAGACGGCGGCGAAGCCCGCGCCGGTCATCCTGGCAGGCCGAGCGGTCAGGGCACGAAGCGAAGTTGAACCAGAAACCGACATTTCCCGTTATTCGACCGGACGACATTGGGACGCGCTACCGCCTGGCGGCAGCGTTTTCAGGGGTGGGGGGCGACTGTGGAAGCCGGCCCTGGATGCGCCATGTGCAACGGTTGTCGTCAGGGGCGGTGATCCGACATCGGCATCGGTCTGTCACCCCACCGAACGCCGCAAGTTCACCATCGCCGAACTGAAACGCATCTGTGCGTTTCCCGACGATTACGTGCTGACCGGCTCCTACGCCGACCAATGGGCGCGTTGCGGCAACGCGGTGCCTCCGGTCATGATGTTCCACATCGCGAGCGCACTGGTTCCAGTGCTGACCGAAACAGAGCGAGGACTGTCCAATGCCGCTTGAGGGCTTCGACGACGCCGATATCCCACCGCGCGACATGGGGCGCCGCTCCGGCCCCGGATCGCGCGTGAAGATCGATCTTGGCGTGCTTGAACGGGGTGCGTCGATCGGCTGCACGATGCACGAACTCAAGGCATTAAGCGGCACGCCACACTCGACGTTCTTCAAGCATCTCGCGGAAGACCCGGAGGTTAAGGCCGCCATCGAGCGCGGTGCCGAACTGGGACGCGCCACGTTGCGCCGGGCGCAGTGGCAGGCCGCGGTCTCGGACAAAAACCCAACGATGCTCGTATGGCTCGGCAAGCAACTGCTCGGACAACAGGACTCGCTGACCCTGACGGCCGATCTGAACATCCATCGCGTGCTGTCCGAGGAACCGCTGACGATCGAGCAATGGACCGCGCTGAACGTTACGAAACCAGATGATGAAACCTGACCCGGCCACCTGTTCAAACGAGCGTTTACGCACGCATGCGGGTCTTGTACGGCTGTTAGTGGTCAATTACGCACCGTTAGTGGCCCGCCATGCCGCTCGATAACGCGCCAGCCCGCCTCGTCTGGGCGCCGCAGCCCGGACAGCAGCACAAGCTGGTTACCTGCCCCTATACTGAGATCTTGTTTGGTGGAGCGCGCGGCGGAGGTAAAACGGACGGCGTCCTTGGGAAATGGGCGGTCAAGGCGCAGCGTTATGGCGTTGGCTTCAATGGTGTGTTCTTCCGCAAGGAAATGCCGCAGGCTGACGATCTGATCGAGCGCGCCAAGGAAATCTATATCCCGCTGGGCGCCGAGTGGCGCGAGCAGCCGCGCCAGTTCCGTATGCCTGGTGGAGGCCGCGTGCGGTTCCGACCGCTGGAGAATGTCTCCGACGCGAGTAAATACCAGGGTCAATCGATCAGCGATTGCGCGGTGGAGGAGGCGGGTAACTTCGAGGACCCGAAGCCGATCGACATGCTGTTCGGCGCGTTGCGTTCCAAGAGTGGCGTTCCCGCGCAACTGATCCTCACCGCGAATCCCGGCGGCGTGGGGCAACAGTGGATCAAGCACCGTTACATCGACCCGGCGCCGCGCGGCATGGTTCCGCTCGTTCGCAAGTTGCCGAACGGCGAGGAACATCGTTTCATCTACATACCGTCTCGCATTCAGGATAATCGTATCCTGTTGCAGAACGATCCCACTTACATCAATCGGTTGCATCTCGTCGGTTCGCCCGAGTTGGTCCGCGCGTGGCTGGAGGGCGACTGGAACGTGGTCGCCGGGGCGTTCTTCCCCGAGTGGAGCACGGACCGTCACGTCATCATGCCGCGCGCGCTGCCCGATCACTGGGCGCGGTTCCGTTCGTTCGACTGGGGATCGGCGCGGCCGTTCGCGGTGCATTGGTTCGCGGTCAGTGACGGCAGCCTGCCGGACATCGCGCGCGGCTGCCTCGTTTGCTATCGGGAATGGTACGGCATGAAGCCGAACGAGCCGAACGTGGGCCTCCGCATGACGGCGGAGCAGGTCGCCGAGGGGATCAAGGCCCGCGAGCGTGACGACCCGAAGCCGGCCAACGGCATGATGGTGGGCGTTGCTGATCCCGCGATCTTCAGCGAGGACGGCGGCCCATCGATCGCCATGCGCATGACCCAGGCGGCGCGCATCGTTTTCCGGCCGGCGGACAATAAGCGCGTGCCGCAGCGTGGTGCGATGGGCGGCTGGGACCAGGTCAGGGCGCGGTTGGTCGGCGATGGCGACGGCAATCCGATGGTGGTACTGTTCGCGACCTGCCGGGATCTGATCAGGACGCTACCCGCGATGCAGCACGATGCGAGCAGGGCCGAGGATATCGATACAGAGTCGGAAGATCACGCGGCAGATTCGTTACGCTATGCGTTGATGTCACGTCCTTACGTTCGCGATATGGAAAGGCAGAAGCCGCTCGACTCCTGGGACGCGGCGTTCAATCGAGACGAGGGCGAAGTGCGGGACTGGAGAACGGTATGACACTCAATTTCCTCGAAATGTCCGGCGCGGAGTTCCAGCGTTCGGTGCGCGACGATCCGGACAAGTGGGCCGACGCGGCGATGGTGGCGGCCGAGGATCTCGGCTTCAAGATCGATCGGGATTGGATACGATCGCTCCTGGCTGACGCCATGGCCGCCGCCCGTGATGGCTCGATCCGCGAAGTGATCAAACGGGACACTTACCCGTGAGTAAGCATGACGACGAGGTGATGCTGGACGCCTACAACGAAGGCCTGGAACTCGCCGCCGGGTTGCTGAAGGCGTTGGGCTGCGACGACCCGAAGCAGGCAACGCAGGAACAGATTGACGCCGTCATGTCCGCCATCCTGGCGCCTATCGCCGCCGGGGGCGTCAAGATTACCGAGAGACAACTCAAGGCAGACCACCGCAAATTGACCTGGCTTAAAGCGCGGCAGGTATCCTGATGTCCCAGGCCCTCTACCCCGACCCGCCGATGGACCCCGAGGGTGTCACCGTGCTTTCGGTCAAGCGGGCGATCGAGGCGCAACTCGACGCACTCTTGCGCGCCGACATGTTCCCACTGCCGGCGCCAGACCGGAAGCTCGTCCAGCGAGCCCATACTCTGGTCGACTGCCTACTGACGTTTTTGGACGGGGCCGTCACGTCGGATGCGTTGGCCGTGATGGAGTTCCAACGCCTCATGGAGATTACGATGCGGGGTGTGGTGAGGCAGCAAGGGCGTGAGAACCTCGCGGCGTATTTGCGAAAACTCGCCGGTGAAGTGGAACGATCCGACGCCGAGAACGCCAAGGCAGCGCGGCACGTCAAGGGCAGCGGATAATGTCGCAATCCCTCTACCCCGATCCGCCGACAGATCCGGAGGCCGCCGAGGCATCCCGTCCGAAGGGCGGTCCCGGCATCGCGTCAGACCGCTACCCGCGCAATCTCGACGATC